AATATTTATTTACAAGGTTATTATTAGTCCATGTCGCATTAGGATAGTTAAAGTAAACCTCATGTGGTTCGTCCCATGACAAGTCAAGCGTTGGGGCATATGGTGTATTAGTGTGGCCAGCATGTGGATACGTTGTATATACAGGAGAACCTCCGGCATGTGCAAACGTCCACTGTGAAGTAGGAAGCGCAATAGTTCCACTCCAATAAAGAATCCGGATGTTAGATTTTATTGGCGATACAACCCCGTTTTCTTTTTTATAAATAGCAGGAATAACCATGCTTGGTAAATTAGGTGGGTATGTATATGGCGTTGCGCTAAATATAACTTCAGTTGTTTTTTCGCCTTTTATAAAATCGTTATCAAGATCTCGCACTTCAGTACCATATGTTTCAAGGTATCTGTCGTAATATGTCTTGTTTAAAAAGTCCCCGTCTTGTTTGTATTTCCATATGAACCTTTTATTTTTCTGATCGCCTAATGGTTCTTTCTCAGTGATAGAGTTAGCATCATGCTTGTAAGTCCAATCAATTGCCGACTGTGTATAAAAATTATTCCTATCTTCAATTATTAGGTTTTTATTATTAGTCTTATCAACCGTAACATATAGATTAAACATTTGAATTATAGACTTAAAAAAGTCAGTCTGCAAAACGTTTGAAGGTATTAATGTATTAGGATTAACAGTAGACCCCTCATATACCGATGATGTTGCGAACTCACTAGCAAAGTTAGAACCGCTTACTATGGTAGCCTCAATAGTCCACGGGCCAGCAACTGGCATAGCAGGGGACGTTAATACCAGGGCTGTGAATTGGATTGCGCAGTTATAATTAGTGTTTCCATTAAGCTGTATGTTTAATGCGCTTACATTAATATTATTTGAGTTGCCATTAGTAAAGTTTAAAGAGCTTGTGTTGATAGTTTGAGAACCAAATGTTGTAACTATTGTCATAGTTCCATTCACTCCCGTTACGTTGTAGTCAGGAACTCCGTTGTTCTTAACTACAAGGTTAACGCCTATGTTAGCCGTTGTATTATACTTGTTTGTTGTAGTAGGATAGAATGAATATGGGTTAGGGTTTGCCCCTGCGCCTGTATTGTTAAAGTGGTTTCCAACATCGTATGTTTCAGTTTGGAATGATATAAGGTTATTAGTTGAAGATGCATAGATTAACGTAACCCCTGCAACAATAAGTGAATTAGTTAATATCTGTGTGCCATCCGCTACAGCTAAGAATTTGTTTTGGCTTAATACCGTTGAGCTTAACGATGGCGTATCTGTTGGTAATATTATAAGACGTTTAAAAAATGTGCTATCTAATATTGTGCTAGTCCAAGTATAACCAGCCATATTGAAGATAGCGAATAGATAAGCTCTTGCAAAGAAACAGCCCCTTAAATGCTGAGGCGAAACAAAATTAAAATTAGAATTGTTTACGCCCCAATCAATTAATGGATATACATAAGATACACCGGGAGTTGTAGCCCATGAATTAATTATATTAGTGTAGCTTAATGTATGCGTATAATCCACAATACCTACACCTGTTTGGTAATTAGTAAAGTCGATATCAGTCAAGAACAATCCCTGTATGTCAGTGAATAAAGTTGTTAGCTCGCCAATCAATGAACACTCATACACGACCTGTCCTGTTGTTTCGTTTATCTGAATATTAAGCAGTTGAATATATCCCTTAAGCTGCGGTAACTCATCCACGTAATAAGTAGCATCCGTCTTTAATTGTGGGTTAAATGTTTGAAGCGATATATTAACTTCAAATATATTCTCAAATAAAATATTTACATCTTGGCTTCCCGGTATATTAATAGTTTTAGACTTAGAACCTTTCCGGTTTGACGGGTCAGATATGTCACTAATCTGTAACGTCAAGTCAATAGGGATGTCTTGAAATATCCCTACATTAGTATCCGTACCTATCTCAAGCCTTACATTAGCCATTCTGATAAATGTTTTTATGGGTGTATTCGATGTCTAAACTAATTGAGAAAGTTCTATTATTCCACTTCTTATTAACCAACCATTGCTTTGTATTTACCTTGACAGGTATTAATCCAATGGTTGCGCCCATGTCTAAGTAGACAGTAGGCGAAGAGATAATAAATTTATAAAAGTTAGCTTGGTCTTCTGTTAACCAATCGCTATTAAGTTTGATCTTAGTAGTTGTTGAACTGGATAGCGTTGTTTCGTTTGCAGTAAAATTTGAATAGGCCCATGTGTTAGAAGTCATTGTGTATGGGTTCTTTCTGAAATAAGTCTTGTCAGCTTCTATTGTTGTTTCACTAACCTTGCTAAAATTCATTGTTTCAAAATTGCCGCTCTTATCAAGGTAATGTAAAACATATGGCGTAAATCTATTCTCGCATCCTATTGTGTATTTTGATATAGTTGTAATGGCGTTATCAGATACAACATAAGAATCAACTGCTGCTGTTATGATTGGATAAGTACCCGTAACTAACCCGGAAGCAATACCGGACAATCCCTTATGGCCTATATCAATGCATACTAATTTATCCGTATAGGTAGTTCCAGCTGCATATGGATTTGCGATGTCTGAATAATTTAAGAAGTTTCCTGCAGCATTGTATGTGCTTATCCTTATTGATTGGAAATCGTTATTCTCTGAACTAAGGCAGTATAAGTAGGCTGACTTACCGGAGTAAGTTATTTTATTGCTTGTATAATATCCAGCTAATGTCGGATAAACATCGCTTGTAAGATACTTTAAATTTGCCGTGCTTGTCTTATAAACATAGTCTGTTGATGAATAGGCAGGAACGTCTAAGTAGTTCAATGCGCCATTCCATACGATATACTCTGTGTTAACCCCGCTCACATGGTAGGTCATTGGTGTACCGTAACTCTCGCCTATGTTAACCCTAATCTTACGGATAGCATCTGTGCATTTTTGAAAGCCATAAACGTTGTTAGGTACATAATGCTTGATGTAATTTTTAGCGAAGTTTGAAGCATCAAATACTAGCTTAGTGTCAAGCCTTTGTTCAATATTATATGTGGCCGTTGCGTTTGTAATTACGTCTGTGCAAATTATTGTAAATGTAAAATTAGTAAAAGCAATGTTGTTACTTGTGGCTTCAAACCATTGAGGGCTATAACAAGGCGTATATGATGCTGGGCTTTGGTTTACTGTGGTTGCCATTATGGAGTTGTTATTTGTATCTTAATTTCTCTACTCATGATATCTGATATTCTTTTATTGAATCCCGGTACATCTGCCTCTCTTAATGCTTGTTGAACAAATGGTCTAGGTTTATAACCTTTCTTACCTATTGAACGAGCTATAATAAAGCTTAACTGTTTTGCCGCCTTATCAAATGATAGCTGCTTCACTATTCTTTTTAATCCTTTTTTCTTATTATAATTTATTTGTATTTCCTGTATAACTTTCCTTGCATCTATCTTGTTTTGTGTTTGCCATTTCTTACCTAGCGCATCACTTGGCGGTTGTTTACCCGGCTTGCGTCCATGCTCTAACCAATACCAGTAATCGCCACTTGCAACCATTTGAATATTGATGCTGTTAATATTCGCTATAACAACATCATTAATCACTAAGGCAGGCTGCTGAGCATTCTTACTGCCACCTTTCTTTAATGCCTCTTCAAGGTTAGCATTCATGTATATCGCTAATTTCTTAGCAAACTTTCTACACTCTTTATCTAACTCTTCGTAAACGCTCACTCCCTATTCAATGCTTCTAATCTACTTATCGCTAACTCCATATTATTCTTATCCTTCATATACGCTAATCTATTAAGTAATCTCTTATATGGCCATTCATAAACCTCGTCTTCTAACCAAGGCTGACCCATTGTAATCTCATCTACTGTGGCAATCCACCCCCAATATTCGTAAAATTCTTTTCTAATTGCATTAGGCGAATTTCCTCCATCCGGTTCTTTATTATCCTCATTGACTGCAAATAAGCTTCCGAATTGAGCATCACATTCTTTAATACATTGAAGCAAAAAAAAACAACTGGAAGTACCTTATGACATGACTTCTTTTTAAATGCCGCTGCTAACTTAACATGGTCTTCGCCTTTATACTTCCATCCCCTCCAGGTTAACTTCTTATAAGAACAGGCCGCTATATTATGCAGCTGTTCGATGTGATCGCCTTGTGTTAGGAATGTTTTGATTGAAAGGATTTGAGCCGCATTAGTCTGGTCAACATCATTGCATGCTCTGTAAAGCCATCCGTTAATCCATAAATGTTTATACAGCAAAGTATATTCATTCTTGGTTAGGAATGCTAATTCCTTGATTTGAGATATTTGCAGGTTATCATGTCCGAAAGCTAATGAGATAGCTCCCCACCTTTCGAGATATTCTAAACCAGCTAGCTCATTGATGCCCTGAATTAATGGGTAAATCTCTTGATACTTCTCAATCGTTAAATCTTTATATGACTTTGGTAAGCTCATACATTACAATAACAATTAGAATGTGTATATTTTTGGACTAGGCAAAAGAATATTTACCAGAATGTTTAAGATTTTTAAAGGCATGGTAGGATATAGCGCAACTCATAACACCATCATCATGGAATCCGGGAGGGGCCGAATACTTAACACTTCTTGTCTTTTGACTATATTCATAAGTAAATAGTTCAAACTCTTTTTTTAACCAGTCTAAGTCCAATGATGTAAATTCCTTATTTTGAATGGCCACTTGAAGCTGCTCGATAATATCCTGCTTGCTTTTAGACGATGTGGTAAACGGCTCAACGTTTGGATAGATGGCTCGCATCTGTTCAAACAACGGGTCACCTATTGAGTTAATCTCCATGAAGCCTTTAGCGTTCCAATGCCTACAAACGGCTACAACTTTATTAATAATATTAGACCATGTATCATGCCGCCACCGTTCACACGCAACCATTTGACCCCTATCATTCAGAATGGTTAACACGGTGTAATCGTCAGCCCGTCCTAAGTCAAGCCCGAAGTAATACTTTGAAGAGCCTGATGGCTGCATATTAATAGTCAGCTCTTTAAACACACCTGCACCGCCATCAATGAACTCAGCTAAGTATTCCTGCCTAAATACATTGTCAGGAAGGGTTAGCCTTGCATCGTCAATCTCGGACGGCCTGATTAACGGATTATCATAGGAAGTCATTGTAAAGGACTTATATTGTGGGTTAACCCCGTCAAGGGCATGCAAGTTATAAAACCAGTTTCGTCCCTTGGGAGTTGAAAGGAATAGTACTTTCTTACCCCTTACCAATACGGTGGCCCTTAATACTTCAGTCCATGCCTGTTCTTGCTGCCATGCCGCCTCATCCATGATGAGGAAGTCGAATGTTTCGCCCCTTATATTGTCGTATGATTCGGAACTAAAGAATTGAATAGTTGTATTTGTATGTGACTTAATGATGAGATCTGTTTTATTTATAGATTGAAACGCACGCTTATCGCCAAAGGCATTGTCTATCTCATTAAACACTTTCTTACATTGTTTATAAATAGGGGATACCCATCCAATTTTTGCATTGCTTACATTGAAAAACCAAAATAAAGATTGATTAATACCTAGTAAAGATTTACCGAACTGCCTGCCAATATCTAGAGTATAATATTTATAGCCATCATTATTGATGCTATCATGTATTATCTGTTGGTTCTGATGCGGGGAGTAGAGTGTTACCGAAATTGGCATTTATTTGATTTAATGTTATATCGTTTGTTTGTCTATCAGTCCATCCTAACTTGTTCTTAGCATAGAATATGCCTTTGCCCTCATTAGCTACAATGTCAGCAGCTAGGGCCTGGAATGTATCATCAACTGATTTTACAATCCTTTGCCGTTCCTCATCCATTTCGCCACGCAACCACGTGTAGTAAGTTACCCTATTAATGGATTCTTTGTATTGACGAGGCATCCATATTAAAAGAAAAAAAGATATGGTAGGGATGTGCCTCTCCCTGACTTCAACTATCTTACCGGAGCCAGTAGCAACCTCTTTAGTGCTGTTAAGACAATAGTCTATGTATTCATTAGCTTTGTCTGGAAGGGATAGTATAAATTCAGGTGACTTCATATCAATTTAATATTATTTCAAATAT